TCACCGGTTCCGATGATTCCGCCGTCATGCAAGCCATCCATACCGCCATCTCTGAATTCACGGAGGATCTCAAAGATGTCTAAATGCACCCTGCTTGAAAAGCACTCTTCGAGTGCCCCCCATGTCGATGATTTCATCAAGAAATCCCAATCCCTCAAGACCTCCATCCGCACCCTTCGTAAAGAGTTCGCCAAGTGTCCTGATTGTGATCAATACGAAAACTGCACCCTTCGTGACCGCTTCAAGGAACGCATTCAAGCAGCCGTCTCCGAACTCACGGAAGAATGGAACCTAGCGGAGTCCTTCTGCTCGGTCGAAGACCGCTCTTGCTCGAAGAGCACCCTTTGGGTGAGCAGGAGCACTCTTTGAGTTATGGAAAACAATCCCTCTTCCCAGCTTCTCGCCGAACAATTGAAGCACCTCAACACCCTCTATAAAGCTCGCATGGACGCACTCGAAGAGAAGCTCAAGCACACCAAAGAGATCAGCGATCACCGCCTGTCCGCCCTTGAAGCGTCTTCCCGTGATCATGAAACCCGCATTCGCGCCGCCACCCAGGGTGTCACTCAGTTCAAGCTGTTCTCCGGTCTCGCTTCGGGTGGCTCAGGTCTCATGTCCCTCGTTGCCCTGATCAAATCCTTCTTCAATTTCTAATCACACCACACAGCCGCCGCCATCATGCCTGCTCTCAAAGATAACATCAAACAGCTTCTCAAAGACGTCGCCAAATTCTGTCGCTATGGCTCTGGTCTCACCCTGCGCAATTATCAACTGGAACCCGCTGAAGCAATTGTCGATTCGGTCATCCATAATAGAGGGCTGTCCTTTGTGGTGATCTTCCCCCGTCAGTCCGGCAAGAACGAGCTTCAGGCGCAGATCCAAACCTATCTTCTTACCATTTTTTCCATGCTCGAAGCCGAGATCGTCTCTGTCTCTCCCACCTGGAATCCTCAAGCCCACAACGCCATGCGCAGGATTGAACGCGTTCTCGCCAATAACCTCATCACTCGAGATATGTGGGAAAAGCATCACGATTATATCTTTCGTGTGGGCAAAGCCCGCGTTTTCTTTCTCTCCGGATCACCCTCAGCCAACATCGTTGGTGCCACAGCAAATATTCTTTTGTCCATTGATGAAGCACAGGATATTCAAATTGATAAATTCGATAAGGATATCGCGCCCATGGCCGCCAGCACCAATGCCACCCGCGTCTTTTGGGGCACTGCCTGGACGAGCAATACTCTCCTTGCCCGGGAGTATGCCCTCGCCAAAGCCCTGCAGGAGCGGGATGGGGTTCAGCGCGTCTGGCGTTTGTCAGTGGATCACGTTGTCTCAGAAGTCCCCGCCTATGGAAAGTTTGTCGCCGAACAGGTGGCAAAATTGGGCCGTGATCATCCCATGGTCAAAACCCAGTATTACTCTGAGGATATTGACGCCCAGGGTGGCTTATTCCCACCTTCCCGCATTTCTCTTCTTTACGGCGTTCACCCCCCGCAGTCCACGCCCATACGCGGTCCGGTCTATGTCATGACGCTTGATGTCGCCGGCGAAGATGAATGCCATCAAGGCATATCAGCGAAGTGCCGAGCGGCAGGAGCCGCCGGCGAAGATGAAAACGAGAACGATATCAAGAATCTCTCCAATCCCGCCCGTGACGCGACCGCCCTGACCATTGCCGAAGTGGATCTCTCGACCGTTGAAGATCCAGGCTTGTTACTGCCAACCTACCGTGTAGTCTTTCGCAAGAAGTGGGTGGGGGTCAAGCATACCAAAATTTATTCTCAGATTCTTGCCTACGCCGAATCCTGGCGCATCCGTTACTTAGTTGTGGACGCCACCGGCGTGGGCGCTGGCTTATCCGCCTTCCTCTCTCGATCTCTGGGTTCCAAAGTCATTCCCTTCGTCTTCAACGCCCGTACCAAATCCACCCTCGGTTGGTCCTTCCTCGCCATGATTGACTCCGGCCGGCTCAAGGAATACGCAATACAAAATTCAAATGATTCCTCCGAAGCGACCCCCTCCAAAAATTCTGTCGTTGCGAGCGGAGCGAAGCAATCCCCTAACAACAAATACTCACTATCATCATCCAAGCTGAGCGCCATCAAGGCGCATCAGCGAAGTGCCGGGCGGCAAGAGTCGCCGGCCTCCCAAGAACTCCTCGACCTCCAATCCGAATTCTTCCGCCAGCTCGAATACTGCCAATACGAGATCGTTCCCGGCCCCCAAAAGCAGATACGCTGGTCAGTCCCCGACGGCACGCGAGACCCTGCATCCGGCGACCTGATCCATGATGACCTCATGATCTCAGCCGCCATGCTAAGCCTGCTTGACGACCAGCCCTGGTCCATCACCGGCCCATCCGAAATCATCAAAGCCCGCGACCCCCTCGACGACATGAAAGGTTTTTAGTCAATGTATCTTAAATTCTTCAAATCCTTCGTGCACTTTGTGGTTAAAAAATTTATTCCTAATCACCTAATACCTAATTGCCTATAGCCTGAAATAGCTTCAAGTTATATCGAACCAAGGAGCAACCCCATGCCCAACACCAACTTCGCCTTCGGAATCGACATCTCCCGCTACAACACCTCCCCTGACGGCAAAACCAAAGTCAACTTCGATACCATCGCTGCCCACGACCCCGAAGTCGTCTTCATCGCCATGCGCGCTGGCATTTCCTGGGGCTATCAAGACCCCTGGTTCGCCTACTATTTTCAAGAAGCCGGACGCATAGGCCGTGTCCGTTTGGCTTACCACGTTCTCTACCCTGGTGAGTCCGCGCAACTGCAAATTGATAATCTTTTCCGAATTTTAGGGGATATCGATTACGCTGTCACACCTCTTGTCCTCGATCTGGAATTGGATCACGGCCAAACCGTCTCGCGCATTACCAAGTGCACCGCGGAATCTCTCACTATCATCCAAAACCGCACAGGCCGCATCCCTGTCATCTATTCTCGTGCCGGTTGGGTCAATCAATTCCTGCGCGTTGCTGATCTCCCCGCCGTTCATTGGTGGCTGGCCCAATATCGCTGGCTCCGCCCATATCCTCTTTACACCCCCGAATACCCCTGTCCCCCGGCCATACCCTCAGGGGTTACAACCTGGCTCGCGCATCAAACCGCCGCCCGCGGTGCGTCCATCGGTGCCAAAGCCAATCACTTCATGGACTACAACCGCTGGAACGGCGACAAAGCCGCCGTCCTCAGCTATGTCAATCAGCAGGAAATGATCCCCGTCATCTGTCCCCTCGACAACCTCCCCTGCACCGGAAACAAAATGGAACCTAAGAAATTGTCATTGCGACAAGCTGGAGCGACCACAAGTCGCACCAGCGCAGTGTCAAGCGGCAAGAGCCGCTGACCAAAGCGACTGCGCAGCGTCCTGAAAGGAAGCAATCTCAAGCCGAAGGGGCATCGAGCCCCATCGGCGCAGTGCCGACAACAGGGGTTGTCGGCCACCTAATACCTAATCGCCTAATACCTACTACCTAGTCAACAATTCTCTATTCACCATTCACAGGTGTAATGCCAAACAAACTTACCAACTTCCTAACTAATATCTTCTCCCCACTTATCGAAAAAACGGTAAGAGATCAGCTCGCGATTACCGAAACCGACAACTCCTTCCTCATCGGCACCCGCCGCTATGACGAATCCGACCGCGACCGGCTCGAATATGACCGCGCCGCCATCCTTGAACAGTGCCTCACAGCCTGGCGCGAGAACCCTCTTGCCCGCCGCATCGTGGAACTCACCAGTCAGTACGTCGTTGGGGGAGGCTTGGATATAAAGTGCCAGGATGAAAAAACCAAAACCTTTATCGATCAATTCTGGAACCATCGCCTTAACCGCATGGAATCCCGAGTCATCGAAATGTGTGATGAACTCACCCGCACAGGTAATCTCTTTGTTCTGGTCAGCACCGACCAGTCCGGCATGTCCTACATCCGCATCCTGCCGGCTTCCAATATTGACAGGATCGAATCTTCTCCTAATGATATTGAACAGCCGATAATCTTTGTTGCCAAAGCAGATAAGGATCTCAACTCCGTCACCTATGCTTCATATGATCATCTCAAGGACGCAGTGGACGGTTCAGGCAAGTTCGCACCCGTTGTTCTGCACTATGCCATCAACCGCCCAGCAGGCGCGCAGTGGGGCGAGTCCGACCTCGCACCCCTGCTCATCTGGCTCCGGCGTTATTCTGCCTGGCTTGAGGATCGTGTCCGGCTCAACCGCTTCCGCAACGCCTTTCTCTATGTCGTCACTGGCCAATTCACCTCCGAAGCCTCCCGTAAAGCCCGTCAAATGGAGCTAGCCGCCAATCCACCGTCGCCTGGTTCTATTCTCGTCACAGATGAATCCGAGACCTGGTCTGTCATCTCCCCCAAACTCGAAGCCCTCGACGCTATGCAGGATGGCTTGGCGCTCAAAAAGATGATCGCCGCCAGCGTTGGCTTACCCCTTCACTTTCTCGCCGAACCTGAGAGTTCAACGCGCACAACGGCCGAAGCCGCCGGTGGTCCTACGTTTCGTCGTTTTGAGCAGCGTCAGCAATTCTTCCTCTGGTTGCTTTCTGATCTTTTGAATGTGGTCATTAGCCGCCGTGCCTTAGTTGATAAAGCCTTGAAGCCCGCAGGGGAGGTCACGGTCACAGGCGCGGATCTTTCCGCTCGGGATAATGTCTCTCATGCCTTGGCTGGCGTCAATATTCTAAAAATGCTGGAGCGTTTATTCGATATGGGCTTGATTGACCAGCGCGAATTGCTTCGAATTTCGTATAGGTTTGCGGGTGAATCAGCCGACATCGATGAGATCCTCTCAAAAAGTTCTGGAAAGGACAACCGGAAAACCAAAAACGATCTCAAATCTTTCAACCCTGATATAGCAAAAACCAATGAGGGTGAGACCAATGAATAATCCCATACTTGAAGAGGGCTTTATCACCTCTTTATTTCCTTCGGTCGAAGACCGCTCTTCGAGTGTTTCCTTTGTGTCCTTTGTGGTTAAAAATCTTTTCCTATTCTAATAGCTCTTCGCCTAGGAGCAGATATGACTGAAGAAAAACCTGTCTACATTACCCAACACCAAGCTCGTTTCACAGCCAGTGCCCATCCCCTGCAAACTGGCGAATTTGAGATCTTTTGCATAACAGCAGGGGAGGCTAATGGCTGGTCTTTCCCGCCGGAGGTTCTTGAACAATCGCTTTCCCTTTGGAATGGCGCTCATTGTTTTCTCGATCATGCCTGGTTTTCTCGCTCCGTTCGTGATCTCGCTGGCCAGATTGTCAATCCCTTTTGGGATGACGAAAACCAGGGCATCCGCGCCACTCTGAAATCTTTTGGCCCAGGGGGTGAATTATTGACCGAGTTTGGGCGTCAAATCCTTTCCGAAAGTGAGGACGAACGCCCCAAAATTGGCTTTTCCGCAGATATTCTTTTCACATCCAATGCAAAAAAAGTGAGAGAAATCTTGCGTGTTATTTCCGTTGATCTTGTCTATGACCCCGCCCGGGGTGGTGCCTTTCTCCGGGCAATGAACCAAATGAATGGAGGTTTTCCCATGTCAGAATTAAATCAGCCCGTTTTACCCAATATGCCTCCGGTAAATCCGGAACCTGCTCCCAATGATAATGGAACTCAGCTTGATGGAACCCAATTGTCAAATCTATCATCCGATCCATCAAACCCAACCGTTTCTCCGAAGGACTCTTCGAGAGAAGATACCGCGGCGCAAGTGGAACAGGTACTTTCCGAAGCCCGAAAAGTCCGTATTCAAATGTGTGAAATGCTTTTGGATTCAACCTTGTCCAGTTCCAATCTCCCCAAGCCTATTCAGGAACGAATCCGCAAGCAGTTCAAAGGCCAAGTCTTTGAAGCATCTATTCTTCAGGAAGCCGTTCAGGACGCCCGCACCATGCTCAGTGAACTAACCGCCGCACAGTCCATCAATGGGCCTGGTAGGATTTCTTCGGTCTTCAATGAGCGAGATAAGCTTCAAGTCGCAGTGGATGATTTGTTCGGCAATCCCCGCGATGATCAACTGAAGCCGCTTCAAGTGCCCTCGCTTTCTGGTGTTCGGGAGTTGTATCTCATGCTCACGGGCGATCACGAGCTTCACGGCGGTTATTATCCCGAACGTGTCCAGTTGGCCACCACAGCCGATTTCACAGGCTTGATCAAGAACGCCCTCAACAAGATCGTGGTCAACACTTGGGATATGCTGGGGCGTGCCGGTTACGACTGGTGGAAGAAAATCAGCCAGATCGAACATTTCAACACCCTGCATGATGTCACCGGCACATTGATCGGCACGGTTGGTGACTTACCCGCAGTGTCTGAGGGCGAACCCTATTCCGAGTTGGTGATTGGTGATTCCCCCGAAACGGCCAGCTTCACCAAGTATGGTGGTTATATCCCCCTCACCCTGGAACTGATCGATCGAGATGAGACTCGCAAGCTCAAAGCCTATGCCCGTGAATTGGGCTCCGCAGGACTGCGCAAGATTTCAAAGCTCGTCGCTGAGATCTATTCGTCCAATGCAGGGGTAGGCCCGACCATGGCAGATACGGGTGCTTTGTTCAATGCAACCGCTGTATCATCGGCCGGCGGCCATGCCAATCTCCTGACAGACGCCCTCTCGACGACCTCTTGGGACGCCGCGTGTTCGGCCG